TTTTTGGCTTGAGTTCCGAGTGCAACCTGTGCTTTTTGAATTTTTATTAATTGATCACGAACACGACGTTGCGCGCCTGTATATGCAACAATCTCTCCGCGCGCCAATTCGCCCCACATCTTTTTAATTCGAGCATGGGATATGCTGTGTTGTTTTTGAAGTTCTTTGAGACGAGAGATAGAAGTCTTATAATCAAAGACCTCTCCAAAAGTTGCTCCACGTTTTTTAAATTCTCTTTGAGTAAGACCTTTCTGAATAAAGTCAGCACTTAACTTAACTTGCTTAGACTGTTGTGCAGCCTGCTTCTTCATTTCTGCAGTTGTTCGAGCGGTCTGTCTGGCAACAGCTTTTTGCTGATTTACCAAATCACGATATGAAGTATTAAGTTTTTTGTTCTCAGTAGCAAGACGAGTAAGAGCCTTCGTCTGTTCATCAATCTTCTTCGTGAGAGCATCAGCTCCTTTATTTGCTTGAATCTGAGCTGTAGCTACTTGGTTCCAACCCTTAATGATCTTACTCATTTCTTTAAGGATTGCAGTAAAATCAGCAGTTGCTTTAATATTTTTCTCAGTTGGCATTATCTCTGTCCCACCTTCTGTTTAATATTTAAGGCATCAATCATTTCAGCATATGGGAATTTTGTATCAAAATTCTGATTAATATAAGCAACCATAGCTTCAAGACCAAAATTTAAACTATGCCATCGTCGAGGTTCCCACAATGCAAACTGGTAGACTTTAGTATTGAAAGTAAAGATCATCCTTGGTCTTTTAACTGTTCCAAATTTAAGCACATAAGCATTTTGCCCTGCTTTAATTCCTTCATCCATTGATCTTTTACGAGAACGATAATAACGTCCTGTCATAGTAGTAAAACCAGTTCTTGAACTATTCTTCATTCTGGCTCTAACTTCCGCCAATACACCAGTGCCAACTTCTTGAGCGACTGGCTGTAATGTCCCACCAGTCATACCGGTATCAACACCGATGTATTGAACAGTAGTCTTGACAAAGACGCGAACTGCTCCCTTCATAAGCAAGATCATTTGCTTATGTTGAGTCTTATTGAATTTACCGATAGCTGCTTTGATACCAGTAATATCAACGTTTCCGTACTGGATTATGGCTTTTTGTGCCATGCGTTGCCTTTAGAATCATTGCTTCGTGTTCAGCTTTCTCGATTTGACGAATCTGATCATAAGCAATTACCTGCGCTTGGAACCAAGGATGCATTTCATCCCATTCTTTTACAACCCCAGGCGGTAGGATAAACCATCGTTCACATGCTCGCCATATCGCGTATTTCTCTGTGCGATACTTTGGTATTATGAACTTTCTTGAGCCTCCTGGGGAGTGGCTAAAAAACTTTTCGTTGCAGCGTCAATCTTACTTTGATCAAGACCCTGCACTTCTGAATACACTTGAAGAAGTTTGAGTCTTTCAGCTTCTGTCAAACCTGCTTCAAGCAATTCTTCACCATAATTTTCCCATGTATCTGGATCATTCATATCCACAGTTTCCCATTCAAGATCATCTGTGGCTTCAATTGATTTCAGATACATGTAGTGTGTTTTTTTCATAGCCCAATCATCAAGTGCTTCACGATATTCTTTACTTTCAATATCAAGAACACGATTGCCACCCGGCTTTAATATTTCTTTTGGCTCAGGAATTGGACATAATTTATCAAAATTGTCCATTTCTAATACAGCAGCAAATTTAAAAATTAAATTTTCACCTTGTTGTCTTGGTAGGACAACAACTCTTTCCTGTGGGCCTTCTAATTTTTTCCCTTTAAGTTTCATTTTTCCTCCAACCCTATTTATACCCCAATAGGTAAGGTAGAAGGGGCGGATTAACTCCGCCCCTATTTGGATGATTCCTAAAATCACGGCTTATTGAGCAGTCCTTACAGCCGTGGCCTTTGTCACATTACAACGTCCAGAACAACTGATGGTTCCCTCGCGAAGATCGTGGTCAAGGGTCTCATAGCGGAAATCATTGAACGTAATGACTTCACCATCGCCACAAGTGTCCGGTACAGGCAGATACTCAATTTCAATATCAACTGCATACGGACGACAAGCATCCGAGTCAGTTGATACCCAATCGTCTGCCTCACCAGTTCCCTTTAACGCTTCTTCCACCGTTGGAACGCTACCGCCGGTTGCACCAACAATATATTCCCATTGGAAGTCGAAGTTGAGATCAAGCGGTACCTGATCCCCTTCACGAACATCATCGAGAAGACCACGATCGAGAATATATTCAATCGTTTTGTTCTCGGAGTAAGTTAAATTTCCTTCACCGATCTTGACCTCAATGCTCTCTTGAACTGCTGTCAAAGCAATCTTGAGATAGTCAGCAGCCAGAGCGTCAGGATCACCGTCACCAGGAAGCTTGATGTACATGGTACTTGCGCCAAGGGTATCTTGGTCACCCCACGCCCACTCATTCTCGACGAGAGAGCCAAGTGACCCTTCTTGCAATGTAATGTCAACACCACCAAGCTCAACGTGCACAGGTTTGGACGTCATGGCGGCTCCAGTGTAATATGCTTCACCTGGAGTCGTCGGAGAGTCTGTCCATTCCGAAGCACCACCGGCAACAGATACTAATGCACCAATTGATCCATCCTTAATTGTGATGGTTGCATATTTGAGGTCAATGGTCGCGAAGACGGGTGTCCAAATTCTTACAAAATTATGCATGGTTGTCTCCTTTAACCAGTTAATTGGATTTCGTAATGTCCTTCAACAGTGGCTTGCATTATCTGTTTTTCAGGATCGAGTTGACCAAAGTGATTTATTACCAGAAACTCCCTATTCTGACGGTCTTGGATTAGATCAAGGCAACCGATCAAGGAATCATCATCACTTACCCCATTGCCATACTTAAAAACTTGGATTCCTGGGGCAAATCCTGTCGCGACTACTCCAACCATTCTATGAATCTTATGAAAATCTTTTTCGTCAATTGCGGCTTGAGCAAGAAGATTAATTTCAATCTTTGCATTATACTCAGTCTTACTGAGCTGCAAATAATACGGGCCGTCCATTCGAACCTCAATAAGGTCAGTTTGGAAATTCTCGGCCGAACGCTTTTGACCCTCATAAAAAATTTCATAGGCATTCAAGTTACCATCAAAATGCTTTGTAACCGATGCAAATATCCATCTTGGCCAGTTCTCATTCATTGACTTTATCCACACTTGAGATTGTTGTTACTGTTAGAATGTATCCCTTCTTCTCTGCTGTATCGTTAATAGATTTTACAGCATGAACTTTATCACTAAAAACTAATTCATCATTCTCAGTAATAATGAAAGTCGATGGGACGTCCTTACCATCAAGAATAACAAGCCGTGTTGAAGAACCAAACAGTCCGCCGTAGGTGAAATTTTTATTCGCAGCTATATAGGCAAGATCATAAGCAAAAGTTGGAATAAGCTTCTCGGGTAAAACAATTCCCCGTTTGATTTTAACTTGGGTATATTCCCGAGATACTCTACCAGTCTCAAGATCAGTTCTATCTTTGATCAGACGGCGTAAAATAACAAGAACGCCATAATTTCGTTTCAACCGATAGATAATATTACTTATTTGCCTTAAGTTGTTCATTAATTCCACCTCTGATTTGAAAAATCAGCTTAGCTGAGCAGTGGAATACCAAGGTCGGTATTCAGAACCTTGATGCCACACAGCATATCGACGGTCACCAAATGACCTTGCTTCACACCATCATATGTCATAACAACACGAATGGACAATCCGTTATAGCTTGCAACGGATGCGAGCGCGCCGGTTCCGGCTGCCGGGGCTGCCAGAGGACGGGTCACAAGGGCGATCGCTTCGGGATGAAAGCAGAAGCTATAATTACCCGACGGCCCAAGACCGACGATATCATTATTATCCACGGCTACCCTGACAGGTACTTCTGGCAGGACTAACGTGGTGGTTGCGCCCGGCATAACGGCATACGCACTTTCGGACGTAAAAGCTGCCGGAGTGGTCGCATCATCAAAACTCATGAGCTGACCGGTTTCGGGAGCGACGGTGACAGTGTCTATCTCAACCTCTTTGTACCAGTCGGCTGCATAACCTGCCGACAGGTCGATCAGACCAGGAACATAAATGGTAACAACTGCTGTACTGACACAGGCATCTCTCAGGCCCGGGGAAATGGTAATTGTTTCGGCGGCATTATCCACAGAGATAATCTTCTGTGGTGTCATATCACCGGCAACAGTTAACCACCCACCAACATGGGCATCATGCTCAGCGGCAAAAGCCGTAACAGCAAGAACTGTTTCACCAATAGGTTCATTGGCGGTCAGAGCTGTTGCATAGACTTCACGCTCGGAACTGATGAACGGAGCATTTTGCGCCATAATCCAGTTGGTTCCATACAAGAACCCCAGGGCGCCGGTTCTAATGGCAGTACCATCATCACCAATACGGTTGGCATCCGTGAATTTGTCAATCTTGGATGCCTGACCTTTGGCCTGCGGGGTCAGAAGTCCAAAACGTTGGCCGGGCGGCACATGAAGCGTGTTGAATTTGGTCTCAACATCGACAACGGTGTCTTCATCCAGAGCCACACCTAACTGACCCACGGCATTGTCGAGGAAATTGTAGACCTGGCCGAGAACCATCACGTCCATGGCCTGATTGATTGATTCCAAGGCCGGAATCAAATACATATCCCGCAGTGATTTGAAGGACTTGGATTCCTCACCATCTTTGATGATGAAGGAAGTATACAGATGCTGGTTCAATGGCACCGGAATATTATCCGCGACTGCCGCTTGAGTTACAACATCATCGTCATAGCCCTTCCGTTTGGCCTGGAATTTGCGCGGACGATGCGCGTTTACGATATCGCCGAATTGCGCGATTTCGTCTTCAAAGTCTCGATAGACGAGGCCAGCCGCAACTGCATTGGCTTCGAGAACCATCAAGGCTTCTTGTGCCCATACCTCGGGGATAAGGGCGTCAATGTCATTACCGTCAAAGACGGGTGTCCAGATTTTTTCAAAATAAAATTTCATGGTTGTTTTTTCCTCCTGCTTAGTTTCCAATCGGTATGGCACCTTCTTTACGTGCCTTCCGGTAAGCAGCGGGGTCTTTAGCGGTTTCGCGGACATCAATATCGCCCGCAGCTGATCTTCTAAATTTGCCTTGACCACCCTCACCGTCAGCACTGAATAAATTCAGGTGCTCGTCCATTTCTGACATTCTCTTGACAACATCCGAAGGTGTAAGCGTCAAGGCTACATCTTTGCCTTTGTCGTCCTTATCTTTCCAGGCGACCATTGGGACAAGTTGCCCTGTCGGCTTTCCTTTCGGGTCTAACTCCTCTGTAAGAGTGGTGATGGGCTGTAATATTGCAATAACCTGAGCAGGATTGCCAGCCTTGTTGGCGACCGCAGCTTGTGTTAAGCTGTTATTGATCGTCGACTTGGTATACCGTCCTTGCCATAAATTCCTCTCGCCTGTGAGAGTTTCAACTTCCTTTACATGCGCTTTTTGAGCTTTCTTAAGCGCTTCCTCGGTTGTCGCTTCTTTTGTTTCCAGAAGCTTCCGAGTTTCTGTAATCTGTTTCTCAAGTTCATTACGCTCCCCAACCGAAAGATTCGATTTCTTTTGGACAGCTTCCAACTCATCTAAAGTCTTCTGATGAGCAGTTTGGTGTTTCTTTTTGTCTTCGGCCAAAAAGCCGTTGACTTGATCCTGAGTAAACAGATTTGACGAATCAGCTGCTTTCTTTGCCGCGTCAAGCATAAGTTTGGCGTTTTTAGCTGCATCTGATTCCTTATCTTCGATGCTGTCATAATATTTTTGGGCAACTTTCACCGCAGCATCATCATCGAATACCGGTACCCATACTTGGGCATAATCTTTTGCAAATAACAACGTTTTCATAATTACCTCCATTTATACCCTACTAAGTTGAATTACTCTGGATACATCGAGATACGGCTTAATAAGTCGCCATGCAGTTATACTGACGATGCCGGATTCAATATGTTCCATGCTAATACCACGGTTGTAGGTTGACCGAACATTAGCGTACCCTTGTTGCACCATTGACAAATTTTCAAATTCCATCTCAGAATTTACACCATCTAATAACGCATATGCATTTTCACAAATCGCGTCTTTAATATCTTGTGGTGTTTCATCAAAATCCATAAGAGCTAAAACTTCAACAGCTTTAGTGGACATAACAAGAGCTTTCTGCTTGTCCAAATCATCTGCATCTTCCCATGGATCAGCAAAAAGACGAAATGAAAAATATGCATCGCCTTCTTCAACTGTGACAAGTGAACCGCCATCAGTTGCAAGAGTTGATCCTGTAAGTTGTCCAGCGACATAATTAAAAGTAGAAGCTGGATATTCGACGTTAATAGAGTAATCATACGTCAGATCATATTCAGGATCATTAAACTCGTACTCATACTGCCCGACTCCGACATGAATCATTTCGTAACCATCAGAAACAACAATAGCATCATTGTCACTTCTTTTGATTCCATATTTATGTCCTGCATCATCAAAAATAACCGATACAGCATCGGTCGGGATTCCACCAACCTCATGGGTGTATTCTAATTTACTCATCAGTATTACCTTCTCCTCGGCCGTCCTTATTTTGCTTATCAAGGTCAGCGTCGCCAGGTTGTTGTAGATCAGGTGCGCCACGATTACTAACAGACTTCTGAGCAGCTACAATAGCGGCAGCACGTTCAGCATGATCTTTTTTAGCTTGATCCACTTCATTTTCAGGATAGCCCATTGCCTTGCTCGCTGTCTCAGACGACACCAAGCCTTCTTTATGATCTTCACGGAGTGTTTCATGATCTGTTATAAGAACCTCTGCAGAATCAACTTCACTATGCATCTTTTCCAAATCAGCAGAAGAAACTTTCTGTTCCATTGTCACAGTAATAATTTCTTTAGAAAGTTCTCGTTGATAAATTTGAGAAGGAACAGTTTCCTTGAGCTTTGTTAATTCTGAAGCTTCTTTTCGACGATCCGCATCCGTTTTCAAACTGTAGTCCTTGGGATATTTAATCTCAGCAATTTCAGAGTGTTGATAATTAGCCCAAATAGAAGCAATATGTCTTTCAAGTTTCTCAAGTTCAAGACCAATATTTGATAGCCCTGCTTCAAGACCTTTAACATCTAATTCTCTTGAAGGTTCTGAGCCAGAAGGTCTTTCAAGATTTGATAACGAAAGGTTCACAAGCTTCCGAATATCTTGTTTTAATTTGGCTTGTTTCTCCATACTCACTCGAAGAGGTTCTCCAGAAGGATGAATAAATCCTGGACGTTCGAAACCCTTCGGGTATGCACGACCTTTTGTCACACCGACTTTAATATCCGGATTTCCCGAATCAGTGACATTCTCTCTTTTAGGCTGTCCATCTTCCTCTGCCGTTGTAACAATCGATTTAACATTTTTCATCCGAGGATCGAACTGCTCTGTATAAAATGGAAAATTTGACTGGAGCGAATATGCAATGTCTGAACTTTCAAGATTTAATAATGCAATTTGATAATCGGCAACATCTGTCAACAAGCTTTGAGATAATTGTCCAAGAGCAAAAGGTATTTGTCCAAGATTCATTATAGCTTGCTGACCTTCTTTAATCCCATTTTTATCATACATCTGAAAAGTTACACCGGCTTCTACTAATTGAAGATGTCGATATTTTTCAACAACTCCTGTAACTAATCCAGTAATTTCATCAATTTCTTCAACATAGTCACGAAGAAGCAAAGAAACTAATATATTATTCTGAATTGTCCAAGATCGAATATCCTCTGCCGGATAATAATAAATATAAGGTCGTATCCCTTGGATATTGGCTTTGGTTGCTTGATCAGGCATAGGAAATTTATCAACATATACTCCAACTTTTCCCATTGAAATTAATTCAGGAAGAGTAAGAGTCCCAATAAAATTAGTCATTGTCCGACCTTCCAAATCTACTCCACCCATAAGACCTTTAATTGCATCTTGATATGTTTGATCACCTTCGCTTCTGGTAATATCAAACATACGTTGGTAGATTGAATTTTTAATATCAATCAACGCAGCTTTGGCATGAGCAGGACAATAAGAGATTAGCTTCCGATTTGAAAAATCAGTAACATCCTCTCTCAAACTAAATTTCCTGAGATACTTATTGACAAAAGCTTTTCCGCCAACATACGTCTCTCTAAATTTGAGCCAATCCGCTGTTGCAGAAGCATAGTCAGGGTGTGTAATTTCAGCGGGCGTCTTTGCTCGGGCAAAAATAGGAATCCATGTTTTCATAATACTTTCCCTATGTCGTAAGACATTGTTATTTGAGCTGCCAGTGGCAGAGCAAGTTCAGCATAATTTCGAGCATGGGCAAAATGGTCGTCCTCATTCCCTGTAACATATCGACCAATAGGATTACCATACCCATCTTTTTCATACACACGTACTGGAGCCTTAATATGATCCTTATATTGATGTGATAAATCAATAGGTAATCTAATTCTATTTCCATGGAATCTTGAGAAACTCATATCGAGCCATGAGGTTCTATCAACTGTCATTGTATGTTCTTCCTCAGCATGAAGATGAATTTGTTTTGAAGCTCCAATATTATTACCATAATAACAAAGTCGTGCATGTCCCCAATGTCTTTGTGCAAACTCAAGAGCTTTTCTTTTCTCAGGGTGTGCATCAATAACACAAAACATTATCCCGAATCGTTGCATTAATTTATCAAGTTCTTCAAAATGTAAAACCTTACCTTCATAGATTAATTTTGCAACTGCTGTCAAATTTATATCAAGAGCTAAATCGTCTTTATCGAAGAACCATTGATCAATTTCATAATGCAACCATTTGCCAACATCAACTCCCATAGTCAATAATGCATTTGGTGGAGGAGTTACTGCTTTCTTAAAATCACCGGTGCAGGATTCGATTTCCGAATCAGTGACTCTTGCACCTTCTACAGTATGGGTTATTCCAAGTTTCGAATTAAAAAATTCTTGTTCATCCGAAGGATTAGTTTGAGCTTTTAAAAATAAATTAGCAATTTCCCAAGGCTTAACTGTCATTGAGTATAATTGATTAATATGATATCCGGATATGTACCTATCAGTATATGATGGAATCCATTTTGCATTATCGAATCCAAGCCATTCAGTTTTTGCTTCATGAATCAATTTACCTTTACATTCTTTACAAACTAAATAACTATCTTGCAAATGTGGATCAGTTACATCATCAGCCGTAATTACTAAACAATCAGGAAATTCTAAACGTGTATATCTCGAACAACGAGGACATTTAAACATATAATAATTTTGAGAACTGAGAATAAAATCAGAATTAATCCCAAATTTATCAATAGTCGGTGTTGATATTTGAAATGCTTGTTTTTCAAGTTGACCTGACATACGTTCAAAAATCATTGCAACATTTTCCTGTACCATTTCATCTTTTTCATCTACGATTACAACAGCAACAGGAATTGACTTAAGTTGTGATCTTGACCTTGAGCCACGTATATAAAGGTTCGCATTGCCCGCGCGCTTATGGCCAATATTTTTTACATCTGTAAAAAGATTAGTAAGATGGTGGCTCATTTCAAGCGCAGGATCAAAACGAGCAGTACTAAAATCATTAGCATCTGGCGTATTCGCCGGTAATACATATAAGACTGATTCTCCTTCAAGATCAATAGCTTTAAAGGATTTATTAAGTGCAACTTCTGTGTAACCCATTTGGGCTGCTTTTTGCCCAATAATCATTTCAGACAGATCATCATGCATCTGCTTGAGCCAAGGATGATGGACAAATCCCCATGGTCCAGGGAAAGGTTTGCCCATCACCCTATATTGCTCGGCCCATCGGCTTGTGGTGGTTACACTACGCCGACGGATGTTCGAGACCATCTGCTCAAGAAAAAGAGTTTCTAATGAATGTTGTTGAGGTGCAAGCATTAAACAGCTGCCTTTGCCGGAATAACGTCGATGTGAATATCAGGCCACGAAATCCCATTAGGATTTGCAGAATCAAATAATACCAGTCTCCATTCAGACACACCCTCAGGTAAATTCATCTGACCAAGGTTCTTGATATTAATGACTCCAACAGCACCATTTGTTGTCCAATCAAAAATATTGGCATCGTTATCTGAGTCAACGGTAATTTTTCCATTGGCCAGAACAGCGCGGGTTGTGGTCGTAATATTGACTGTCTTCAGGACTTGATCCGTAGGATCAGTGGCCCAAAGCTCTAAGTCAATCCGGTTATCTCGTAACTTATATACTCGTTCTGTCATTAGAAGCTTCCTTCTTAGGTCATGCTGACGTCAAGGTCACCTGCCGTGAACTGCACAGTATCACCATTGTCCGGAGTCTGATTGGTTACAGTCCCGTAAAACAGCATGTTACCACCTGTAATAGCATCCATGATTGCAGAATGCGTAATTAACCCCCATGAACCTGAAGGCACATTGAAGATCAAGTCAGTGTTATTTTCGGTCGCCCCACCGGATGCAGCTATCCAATCCGTGAAAGCTTTCCGAGCATAATTCTGACCTGACGGTTCAGCAAGACTTCCGCCAGAATCCGTTGGGTCTGCAGTGGAAAGTGCCAAATGAATATCGGCATTGGGAGTGGAATAAGAATCTCCACCCAACAGATGATCAAGAAGTTCATCGGCCAGGAACGTTGAAATGTCACCGGCATTAAAACTCACAACGATTTCGCCAGAAGCAATGGAAGGGGTATTATCATTGACAATGGCTTTAGACGTATTCAACGCTCCATGACCAATGAGGTCAGCTGAAGTTTCACCGGATGAAGCATCCCAAATTGCATAATGGGTTATGGTTCCCCATGCTCCGGTGGCTTTTGGAAAGGTGATTGTGGCATTGTTGTTGATTGCCCTGGATGCAGCGGCTGTCCATGCTGTCGTTAACACAGCCACGCGAGCATAAGCACTACCCACTGGTTCTGCATTGCCGGAAGCATCATCCAAGACGTCAGCGGTTGACAGGCCAATGTATACCGTGCCTGGAGCGGTATACCCTGCATTAAAAACATGATCAATAAGCTGGTTCTCAATCTCGTCACCGAGGGAACCAAATACGGGAGTCCAGATTTTTCCTATCATTTTTGTCTCCTTAATAATTCAACCTTACGCTTGATTGATTTAGAAATCATCTTGCGATGAGTTGAAAGTGATATTATCTTTCTTTCAGTTGAGAGCGATACCCACTGAGTATTTATGATTTCTCCAATCAGAGAAATTAAAAGGTCAATATCCGAGAGTAAACTCTCAGCTGTCCATTGCCCTGCTAATTCACGTAATTGACCAAGAATTAATTCGATAGTTGTGAGGTCTGAATCAGCATCTATATTTAATGCAATCTCCCGAAGCACATTCAATTGAGCATCAGATAGGTTGGAAATAACATGAAATCCAGCAGCTAATGCTCTTGCAATCGAAAGACTTACGGTTGTAACGTCGGAAGACGCGACTGCTTGCAAGATGAGACTTCTACCTGCATCAAGATTGACATCTGTTATATCACTCTGTGCAGCAATTGAAGATACAAACTCTAAGAAGAATGCTGCAATAACGTCGATACCAGACGTCAAAGATGCAGCTGTAAAAGTAGCTGTTAATTCACGAAGGACATTTAAATCAACTCCATCAACATCTGATGAAGCTTGAAGTGCAGAAATAAATTCTCTCAAGACCTTTAAGTCTGCATCGCTAACACTTGAAGCTGCAACAATTCCACTGATTAATGTTAACAGATTTTGCAAATCAACGTTTGTAACATTCGATCCTGACAAAATATTAAGTGCTAATTCTCGCAGTACATTTAA